TCTTCTTTATCTTCAGGAGCTTCAGTTTCTTTAGAACCCTCTTTCAACTTAGGCATTGCGTCAGCAGCACCTTGTGATTTTTGTTGAGCGTCACCAGAAACTTGATTGATTGTTTTTGAAGCACTTGGATTGCTGTCTGTTGGTTTAACAACAGCCGCACCTAAATCCTCAGCATCATTTTTCAAATGCGTAGGTTCAGCCGCTACAGCGCCTTTTTTCGGAGCATCAGCTTGCGGGTTTGCACTCGCTTCGCTAACTTCCTGTTCCATTGCCTCAATTTTCTTATCTGTTTCGGCCATTGAAATCTCCCTTATAAAAATAAACGTTTATTTTTTGTTTGTTATAGGATATTTATAAGATTATAGCTTTTGAAGGAAGTTTTTGAAGACATTTACTTTTTTTTCTTCTAATTCCCTTTTTCTCGCCTTATAAATTTCCATTTTCCATGCCTCAACATCTTTCTCTATTAAGACACCATTGTCCCAAACCCATTCTTTGCCTTCCATGATACCCTCTACGAAAGCGTCAGGGGCTGACGGATCAGCGACAATGTCGGCAGCAGTTGCTAAATAAAAGTCATCTTTTACATAGTTGAAACCACCACGTTGGACTAACGAACCCATACCTCTACTTGAAACTCCAAGTTGAGCTCCCTCATCAATAAGACCTTTTACAATCTTACCATAAGGTGTGTTCATTATTTTTGCTTCACCAATAAAATTTCTATCTTCTGGATAGAGTTTCGTAATCATATGCGATACTCTCTCTAGGTTAACAGTTGGTCCGTCAGGGTGTCCTAACTCACCAAACGCTCTTTTTTTATTGATAAATTCTTGGTTATATCTTTTTACTTCTTTCATTAGTACCTCTTTTGGGTACACTCGTCCATTTCTATTTTTTATATCACTCTGTAAAAAGATACCTCTGATTTTGTAATCTTTTTTACCGTTGTCTTTTTCTTCAACGATATATTCGGCGTTGTTTATTTCTTCGGAAATTAGTTTCATAAATTCTCTCTCTTACGTTATATATTTATACAATTTTTTATCTAAACTCAACAATTATTGTATAATTATCGCCACTAGCAAAGTTTTTAGTTGATAGTAAAACATCGCCAGTAGGAGTTCCAGCGTTGTTTGGAATACTATTACCATCTGTTCTAAAGTCCATAAAACCGTTACCAGATAAGAATAAAGCAGTAGATTGAGTCGTACCATCCCATATTAACTCTACTCCTGATTTACTATCTGATGTATTAATAGAGTAATATACTCTTGCAATAGTTCTATTACCATCTTCACTCATAAAAGTAAGTTCAGATGCATCTACTTTTTTAACTAAAGTTTCGCCAGTACCATCGGAAAAATTTGTAAGTTTTGCTACAAATTTGACACCTGAAGTATCTGCTATTGTTTGTGTTGTTACTGTGTCAGCCATTAACTTGTATATCCTGATTCTTTTTGCGCTTCTATTACCACATTATAACTTGTGACATTAGAATCGCTGGTTAACAATATATCACCTATTGCATCTTTAATTCTATCTTCAGTAGGTTTAAGACCGTAGTTTCCACGACCCTCTATCTCTACTTTTTTCTCAATATCATTCTTAAAAAATATTGTACATTTACCTGTACCCAATATCTCATAATGTATATCTGCGATTGAAACTTTTGGTTCCGAGCTCGCTTGATTTGAGTTTACTACATCAACTAAAGTTTGGTCTTCTTCATTACCAACACCTTTCGCCTTAACTATAATGTTAAAACTATTGTCAGTTAGTTTTGTAGTAGTAATCGTCATTAACTTCTTGGTGATCCAACAGCGCTAGCTTTTGAAGTCGCACAAGTGATTTTATCACCTGGGTTCTTTTCAATAATCACTGTGTCACCATTTTCTAAATAAAACTGACCTAGTTGATTATCGTCTGTGTCTAATACTGTACCAGTTACATCAGCAGTCGCAGTTATTCTTACGAAGTTTGCTCTACTGATAGTATTGCTACTAGCATTAGTAACTACATCACCTTTAACTATAAATGTTTGTGCCATTTATTTTTCTCCTAATTTTTCAATTACTTCTTTATCAAAGTAATCTTCTATTTGTTTAACTTCTAAATTATGTAGAGCAGCAACTTCTTTAATTGCGCTTTCAAACTTTTCTACTATATTGCCTTTCGCTTCTTTATAAAACGAAAAGACATCTTTTACAGCATCTTTCATATTAGGCGAAAGATTATTGTATGTGTTAGAATCTATAAAAAGATTCTGCTTAACTATTTGGCTCACCTGCATTTACATCTACTCCTACCATTGTATCTGCCGTTCCATCTTGTGATAAATCTAATTCAGCTTTACCATCTTTTTGACCTGTCGTATCAAGTACATTTCCATCTCTATCAAATGTTCCAGGGTCAGCTATCTCTGGTTTAGGGTCACTATGTGCCTCTGCCTCAGGTATAGGGTTATCTGTTTGATTAAACAAATTACCAGCCATATCTTTTCTATGATTATCTAAAGTTTGACCAACTTTTACTCTTAACGCATCTTTAAATGCATCACCAGCACCAGCGTTGTCGCCTGCCGCAAGTTTGTCAATAAACGCTTTTGTTTCTTCACTCATTATTTTTTCTCCTCTGTGACTTGAGCCATTGGATCCTGAATAATACCATCATCAATTTCTTGTTTGATTTGTTTATCCATTTGTTCAATTTCTCTGTCGTTTTGTTTCAATATATGTTTTCTTATAAAGTTTACAGAATAAAACTTACCAACATAGTCTCTCATTTCGTTTGCTAATGCCAATCTTTCTCTTTGAAGTTCAGCGTTTTTTAATTCAGCAAAGTGTCCATCCTGTATGAAATCATACATTATACAGTCTTTGACTATGTGCCAGTCTTGTTCAGCAATGACACCTTTTAACACTAACTGTGTTCTCATAATGTCATTAAACAATTCTGTAAATTTCTTTCTTAATCTTTGTACAAACTTTGTAAATTTAAGTTCGTCTCTAGTTATCTCACTAGCTCTACCAAGATTAAAACCTTGACTTGCTTCTAATCTACTAACAGGAACATTTAGAGAACGATATAGTTTTGCTCTAAAGTATTCTACATCTGTCATTTCACCTAAGTTTTGACCACCTGGTAAAGTAGTAATATCAGTTCCTCTACCACCTTCTCTACTTGGTAACCAAAAGTCTTCTAACATTGACATATAGTTTCTGTCGTCTCTTATCTCACCTGTACCAGCGTCATATACTAACTTGTTTCTATATCTCGCCATTACGTCTCTTAAATATTGTTCAGCTTTTACTTTTGGTAAATTACCAACATCTATTTTAAAGATACGTCTTTCAGGTGCTCTCGCAATTCTATAAATGACCACTGCGTCTTCAATCATACGCAATTGATTAGTAGGTTTAATCGCTTTGTGTAGGTATGATAAGACCATGTTCTTGTTTTGATCTATGATACCAGACGGACAAAATGCGATTGTATCTGGCGCTATCTTAACACCTGATTGTCCAGTTGTACCAGATATACCTCTTTCATTAAATAAAAAGTATTCAATATATTCATCTACAACAGCTAGACTATTTAAAGCTGACGGACTAGGTACATCAGGTCTTTTCTTTCTAACTTCTCTAATCTTTTTGATCTTTCTAGGATCAATATATTTTAATTCTGTTATACCCTTTTTAGGGTTATCTCTATCAATAATCTTTTGATAGAATATTCTACCATCTACATACCATCTTCTGAATATGTCATGGCCTTTTGTATTGAAGTTCATTAATCTTAAAACTTCTTGGAATTCGTCTTCTATTTTTCTTTGTATATCTCTGCCGTAAGGTAAGTTATTAAATATAACTCTTACTGCGTCTTTCAATTCATTCGCTACGATTGCTTCATTGACAATATCTTCTATCGCCATATCACATTCAGGGTGTATCGCTATCTCTCTATATCTACGAATAAGGTCTTGCTCTGTTTTCGCACTACCTTCCATATCCAAATAGGAACCAAAGTGACCACCTGCCGAAACCGTTTGTGTACCGTCTTCAGCTTGAGCTGTCGTAAAACTTTGTTTTGGATCTGCTTGTTTTTTGAGTCGTGTAATACTAAACCCGAATAGTTCTGCCATAATTTATCTCCTATACTAATACTTATATGACCTTTAAAAAGGGGGCCGAAGCCCCCTGATTTAAAAATTAAGTAGTAGTGTTTGTGTCAAAGAATTGGTAAGCTAAAGTCACCTCAAATTCCTCAATCGTAGTTTTCTCATCATAATCTAAACCGATTGCAGCAATTGCTGTTGGGTATACACCTCTTAAAGTGTATGACTTTATTGTATTACCGTTTCTATCCAAGTGATCTAGGAACGCATCCACTTGATAATCAACTGGATTTGTTAGACCTTCGTTATCACTCATATTGTTTATACCGTTCTGCCATCTTTCAAATGCGTTTCTTAATCTGAAATTTGTGTCGTTATAAACAGTGACTGACCACGATGGAATCGTTCTGTCACCAGCAATCTTAATCGCTCTACCTCTAAAAGGAACATTAATGTTCGCAATTTCCATTGAAGGAATTGAAGTAGCTCTACATAAGAAAGCCAAGTCTTCTATTTCGCCACCAACACTTGCATAACCAGGAAAAGGCATTGTAACCTTAAACTGATTGGATCTAGCGCCACCGCCTGCAAGTTTAGCTTTGAAGTCTGATATGTTTGCCATTTTTATTCTCCTCTACTATTAACCCGCAACTTCGTCAAAAGAGACGCCAGTTCGTGTTGCGATGAAAGATAATGTGATAAAGTTGATACTTCTTGCTGGTTTAATGAATATCTCAGCAATAAATTCATTTCTATCAATTACTTCACCTGTGTTGTTAGTTTCATCACATACTACTAAAAAGTCTGTGATACCTCGTCTACCTTGTACTTCTCTTAGGAAAGGCTCTACAATGTTTCTAAAGTTCGCTCTTGTAAATTCATCATTGAATTCAAACAATTGGAATTTAGAAGCTGTTGATATTGCCTTCTCTAAAGTGATAAACAATCTTCTTACGTTGATTCTATCAAAAGCACTTGGAGTTGTTAGTCCAGTCTTGTCACCAAAAAGAACAGTACCTTGACCTGGGAACGT